GTATTGCCTCAGGAGCAGCCTCATCAGCTACTAATGGACTAGCAAGTGTTACAACAGCAGTTACTACTGGTTTAGGAGCTTCTACTAATTTAGCATCAGCCGCAGAAAATGCAGTAAATGCGGCTAAAGCAACATTACCAGCAAGTGCATCGACTGGACTAAGTGGATTACCGGGAGCACAAAGTGCTGTATCAAATATTATAGATAATGCTAAAGGTGCGGTAAATCTAATACCTGGAACTGCTGGAATAACAGCCGCTTTGGGACAAGTTAATGCGGCTGTAAATATAGGCTCATTACCAGGTGGTGCAAGTAGTTTAATCAATCAACTAAAATTACCCGGCGCATCATTACAAGCATTAGCGAGTATTGGACTAAGTCCTGCATTGGCTGCTAAATTGAATAGTTCAATAGCATCATTAAGTTCGGGTGGGTCAGTGCCAATAACATTACCAAATATAGGTACTAGAACTGATAATACTCGCCCTGCTTTAGCAAGTCAACTAGAGAATTTATTTGGTAGCAGTAAAATACCTACACCAAACTACGCCGGCAATCCTGCAACGACAGGGGAAACTTCAGGTACTGTGGCAGTAAATAAATTACAAGAAAAATTAAAACAACTTAATGATATAACGGCTGAAATTGATGTACAAAAGGAGGTAGTATCTACGGCAACATTGGCTCTACGCAAAGCGACAGAAGATTTGCCTGCAGGAGATCCGGGAATTGAAACTGCAAAACAAGAATATATTGCACAACAAGTAAAAATGTTAGCGTTATTAAAGAAATCGACTGAATTAGCTTCCGATGCTAATAAACTTATCTAAATACATTATAGGATAAAAATATGCCAACATATATAGGATTTTCAACAATCGGGGCGAATGAACCAAAGACAACTAATGCTAGTACCGGTATAGATGGTGGTACAGGTGGTGTATTACAACCAACTATCCCGGGTAAAAAGTATCGTTTAGTAGATGAAGCTTTAGTGGTAAGAGACTTTATAAATGCATTGAATATTCAACAAGGACAAAAAGTTGGTAATCCTGGATATGGTTCTACTATTTGGAGCTTTGTTTTTGAGCCCAATGATCCACAGACTCAATTTAGACTTGAAAATGAAATTCGTAGAATTGCCAATGGTGATCCTAGATTGATAATTAATACTGTAAAAAGTTATTCTCAGGAAAATGGCATATTACTTGAAGTAGAATTAGCTATCGCACCCTTTAACAATGCTGAAATATTGAATGTATTCTTCAATAATTTAACTAATACAGCAACGATTCAATAACAAAACAGTGGTTTCCTTTAAGATAAATACTTAAAAGAGAATAACTATGGCTACAAGTTCAAGACAATCAGCAATATTTGGTGTGCAAAATTGGCAGGCCATTTACCAAACCTTCCGAGAAGCAGATTTTAAAAGCTATGATTATGAAACTCTGCGTAAGAGTTTTATAGATTATCTGCGAGTGTATTATCCTGAAACGTTTAACGATTACATTGAGTCTAGCGAATTTATTGCTTTACTTGACGTTATTGCGTTTATGGGTCAAGGTCTTGCTTTCCGCAACGATTTAAATACACGTGAAAACTTCATTGATACTGCCGAACGTAGAGACAGTGTTGTTAAACTAGCCAACTTAGTAAGCTATAACCCAAAGCGTAATAATGCAGGACAGGGTTATTTAAAAGTAACTAATATTAGTACAACTGAGAATATCACCGACATTAATGGTGTTAATCTAAGTAATCAAACAATTCTTTGGAATGATCCTGCAAATGCTAACTGGTTAGAGCAGTTCAATACAGTTGTAAATGCCACATTAATTAATAGTCAACGAGTAGGTCGTCCTGGAAATAGTGCTGATTTGTTAGGAGTTAAGACTGATGAATATAGTATTAATATTCCACCTGCTAGTTTACCTATTGTACCATTTACAAGTACAGTAGATACTATCAATATGAATTTTGAATTAGTTAGTGCCACTAGTTTAGATGAAGATTATGTTTATGAGATACCGCCGGCACCAAGCGGCAAGATGAATATGATGTATCGTAACGATAGATTAGGTTACGGTAGTCCAAATACAGGTTTCTTCTTTTATTTTAAACAAGGAACATTACAGACTTACGATTTCAATTTAGCTCAACAGATTAGTAATCAGGTAGTTGATATTGATATTCAGGGTATTAATAACACAGATACATGGTTATATCAAATAAATGCTAGCAATGGTGGTAGAACATTATGGAGATTAGTAGATAGTGTTTACGCTAATGCTAATTTACAAACGGAAACTAGTTATAAGAAAGTATTCTCAGTTGTTTCCAGATTCAATGACCAAGTTAGTTATACTTTCGGTGATGGAGTATTTTCCGAAGCACCAGTTGGAACATTTAGAGCATATGTACGTGCAGGTAATGCATTGACATATACTATTGACCAAACTGAAATGCAAGGAATTCAAGTAACAATACAGTATATTAGCAGAGCAGGACGAACAGAAGCACTCACTATAGGATTAGCATTACAAACACCAGCTTCAACAGCGCAAGCCAGAGAATCATTAGCAAACATTAAACTACGTGCTCCTGCTCGATATTATACACAGAACAGAATGGTTAATGGTGAAGATTATACAAATTTCCCATATACATTATACAGTTCAATTATTAAAAGTGCCGCTATTAATCGCAGTTCTATTGGCGTGTCTAAAAACTTAGACCTACTTGATCCTACAGGAAAATACTCCAGCACGAATTCATTTGCAAGTGATGGTGGATTATATCAAAATAGCGATAACGGTAATTTGTTATTGACTATAACTAACACTGGCGATATTATTAAGTTCTTAACTGATAACTTAGCATTAGCGTTAGCTGACAATAGAGCAAGACAATATTATCTACAAAATTATCCACGCTATAATATTAACAATGCTTCAGGTGATGGCACTGTATATTGGAACACAAGCACAACTGACGCAAATAGCATCACTGGTTATTTTTATAACATTGATGGTTCAGCAAATACTCCTATTGCTACTGGAACATACAACACACATAATATGAAGTATGTAACTAAAAGCGCATTAATTAAAGTTACTGCACCAAACGGTGCATACTTTGATGATAACAATCGATTAGTTTATGGTATTGCAAGTGCAAGCGATACCACATACTTTTGGACTACTGTATTAAATGTTATTGGTGATGGTTATAATAATGGTGAAGGTAATTTCAGCAACGGCTCAGGTCCAGTTACACTAAACGGATATATTCCAACTGGAGCAATTATCACACAGGTTATACCATCATTTGGTAACACTCTTCCTACAGCAGTTATTAATGAATGTGTTATCAGAATGGAATTAAATCAAAGTTTCAGTTTGTTATTTAACAACGCATTATTGATTACACAAGACCGTTGGAGTATTGATGCATATAACGCTACTGGTTGGTTTGTAAACTTTAACAGTGTTGGTAATAACAGATATCAAATTGAGTATAAGTCATTAAGATATTATTTTGGTAGTGTCGCAGATACACGCTTCTGGTATGAGAGTGGTAAATTAGTATATGACCCATTTACTGGTAAAATATTAGCTGATTTTGTTAAAGTACTACCTTCAAATACACAACCAAATAGTAATGCACCATTAGCAAGACCAGTACAAATGAATGTAATTGGACAAACTGTTGAGAGTGATGGCTATGTAAATGATTTTGAAGTTGAAGTAGCAAGTATAGATATAAACAACAATGAAATTGTTGTTGACCCTGACTTCTTCCAAACAGTAACTGGTTATGTAACTGGTTCTAGTAATACAGGTATCTACACATTCTTTGAATTAATTGAAGATGCTGTTAATTTATCACGTTACCAATTAATTGCTACGAGTGATATAATATACCAGTACCCAACATTAACAAATATTGAAGTAATTAAATATGAATATCCATTAGGCCAAGTATTCTATGCATTCAGCGAAAATGTATTTTATACTACTGTACAAGATACAAGTGTAACAACTCCTTATTATCTAGTAGTTGAACAACCGCAATATAGTATGCAGCCTGGAAGACAAGCAATATTATATCAGTATAGGCATAACAGTAACAATACAACACGTATTGATCCTGCTACTACAAACATTATTGATTTATATTTGGTAACACAGGCATACTATACAGCCTACACAAATTGGATACAAGATACTACCGGTACAGTACCTAAACCAGATGTCCCTACCATTAATGAATTACAGCAAGCATATGGTAATTTAGATGATTATAAAATGTTAACCGATAGTGTCATACCAAATAGTGTTCGCTTCCTTCCTTTGTTTGGAACAAAAGCCCCTGCACAATTGCAAGGAACAGTTAAGGTAATCAAGTCACCATCAACTAACGCAAGTGATAGTGAAATACGTAGCGCAGTATTATCTGCAATGAATAGTTATTTTAATATTAATAACTGGAGCTTTGGAGACACATTTTATTTTAGTGAATTAGGAGCATATTTACACGCACAACTGGGAGACCTTGTAAGTTCAGTTGTACTTGTACCAAACGATCCAACTATGAGCTTTGGAGATTTGTATGAAATCAAATCAGCACCTTATGAAATTTTTGTGAATGGTGCAACTGCAAGTGATGTAGTTGTGATTGCGGCTTTAACACCAGTGCAATTACAAATAAGATAAGTATATAACAACTAGAGAGTTATAATGGCAGCACGAATTAGAACACTAAATTTTTTACCAGAGATATTCCAAACACCTACTAATAGTCAATTCTTGGGGGCAACACTGGATCAAATCGTTGACCAACCCAATACGATGAGGATTGAGGGTTATATTGGTAGTAAATTTGGTTATGGTATTAACGCTAAAGATAATTACGTAGTAGAACCTACAAAAGTTCGCAGAGATTATCAATTAGATCCTGGAGTTGTTTTTACCAAAACAAATACAAATACTGCTAAAGATTTTATCAGTTATCCCGGTATCATAGATGCATTAAAATTAGAAGGTGCATTAACAGATAACAATGATAGATTATTCAACAGTGAATTTTATTCTTGGGATAGCTTTACTAACTTAGATAAAATAATTAACTTTAATCAATATTATTGGTTGCCAACAGGTGCACCATCTGTTAATATTTCCACAGATATTGTTTATACTGCCACAGACTACACAGTTAGAAGTCTACCTAATGGTTATAATATATCGAGTGACGTTAATCCAGCCGGCACAACCAATCCCACATTAACATTGATTCGTGGTGGCACATATACGTTTACTGTAAATCAGCCTACTGAATTTTGGATTCAAGGTAAACCGGGTATTACTGGATATGATCCACAACAACTTAATTTACAAACACGTGATGTATTGGGTGTTGAAAATAATGGCACGACTACCGGTGTCGTTATATTTACAGTACCATATAAAAATGCACAAGATGAATATAACTTCCCGGGTAATAATTTAGTAGACGTTGTGTCTACTACACCGTTCGACCAAATCAATGGTCAGTTGTTAAGTGATGTAGGCAACATTGATGGCGTGACAGGACTTGAAGGTCTTACTGTTATGTTTTACAATACCGGAGTTGTTGATGAACAAGGATTTACTTCTAAGTTTTATGATACTACATTATTTGATGAAGATGGTGGTGCGAGCTACACACCACCTGGCACTAGTGCTGATTTCAATAATTTTGAAGGTGGCTTTTATACGGATGTATCTGCTACATTCTACACAATAACTTATGTAGGTGACCCATCTGATCCTGTATTAAGATTAGTTCCTGCAAGTAACATTCCAACAAATGAAAAGATTACTGCAAACTATGGCACAGAATGGAAAGCACGAAACTTTTTCCGCAACACTAGTGGATCTATTAATCTTGTACCATATCTAAGTGCTATATTAGATACATTGTATTACCAAGACGGCACAAGTGCTAACAAGGTTGGTATCATTAGATTGATTGAAAGCAATTCAACTAATCAAATAGATATTACTGAAATATTAGGTCAACAACAATATACAAGTCCAAATGGTGTAGTGTTTACTAATGGTCTTAAAGTAAGTTTCAGTGGTGATATTTTTCCTACAAGCTATAAAGATGGTGAATATTATGTAGAAGGTGTTGGTACAGCAATTGAATTATTAAACGTAGCAGACCTTATTACACCGGAACCTTTTACTGAAGGTGCATACACCCCATTTGATTCATTGCCATATGATATAGGTAACTATGATAGCACACTATACATCCCTGTGTATCAAGATTATATTACGATTGCACGAAACAGTATAGATAAAAATGCTTGGTCAAGAAGCAACCGTTGGTTCCACATTGATGTTATCAATGCAACTGCTACCTATAATAATAATCCTGCGATTGCAACAATATATGCAACACAGGACAATAAAGCTAAACGCCCAATCATTGAGTTTTATCCTAATTTAAGGTTATTTAATAATGGTGTCGTTGGCAAAGATCCAATTGATTTCTTTGATGATAGAACAACTGATGCATTTACACTTGTAGCCGGTCAAGAAAATTATTGGCCAGACGTTGAAACATATACTGCTTATACTGCAACTATTGCAGGTGTTACTGGAACAAGTACGACAATTACTATTGCCGCATCAGATGTTACCGGCACATTTCAGGTTGGGCAATACATAAGTGATACTACAAATGTCTTACCTAGAAATACTCAAATTACTACTATTACAGGTACGTCAACCTTAACACTTACTGTGACTTGGGATACTTCTACAACGATTCCTGCCACTACAGGTTCATCATTGGTAGCAAATGATTTATCAAATGATAATTATTCATTATATGATGGTGCAAGAATTGTTTTTTCTGCCGATACAAATGAAAATGTTAGAAACAAAATATATGTTGTAAGATTTTCTGATATACAAGGTACAGGCACGCCGGTAATTACTCTTACTGAAGCAAGTGACGGATTAGTATTACCGTTGGAATGCACCTTTGCATTTAAGGGATATAATAATGAAGGTAAAGATTTTTACTTTGATGGTATTGAATGGTTAATAGCACAACAAAAAACAACAGTTAATCAAGCACCATACTTTGATATATTTGATAATGATGGCATTAGTTTTGGCAACACCGATGTATATGTAGGTACATCATTTGCTGGCAATAAATTATTCAGTTATGGAATTGGTTCTGGAATTAAAGATATTGTACTAGGATTCCCACTACGTTATAGTGCAGTTAATAACGTAGGTGATATCAGTTTTGACGTACCATTAAACAGTGAAACATTTAATTATGTAAGTGGTACTAATCCAATTACACAAAAAGTTAATACAGGTTATGTATATAATTACACATCTGGAACAACTGTTGTTAGACAATTAGGATGGCAAACCGCTGTTGCAGAAAGTCGTCAGTATCAAATATTTTCTTTTAACTATGTTGCATCTGAAGCAACTACAACCTATACTTGTGATATAGCTGCCTCAACAAATACAGTATGGCCTAATATTCAAGTTTACGTTAATAACGTATTACAAGATACATCAACTTATACTTTTACCATTACAGATAATACTACAGTTGTAAATTTCACTGTACCTAATCCACTGATTGATACAGTAGTTGAAATCACATTATTAAGCGATCAGGTAAGTCCAACTGCATACTATCAAATACCTATCAACTTACAAAACAATCCGTTCAATGATGATGTATCTGTTGTTAACGTAGGTGACATTCGCGGTCAATATCAAAGTATTTTCTATAACAACCCAAACACAACCGGCGACGTTTTTGGCTCAAACAATTATCGTGACTTAGGTAATCTTGTGCCTTGGGGAAATAAGATTATTCAAAATAGTGCAAGTTTAGCATTACCTGGATCGTTGTTAAGGTCACAAAATAATAATCTTATTAATTCTTTGCAGTATAACAGTCAGCAGTATATTACTTTTAGGTCGTTATTGGTTTATACTATAGATAGAACTGAATATAACA